AAAGTCTCTGTCATGATGGCAGGGGGATTCAATGGCTTTTGTCTCGTAGCAAAGCTCAACGATCAGTTTTGGGTAGCATTCGTTAAGCCTGCTAACGGAAGAGTTCGTGTGGTTTCGATTGGCGAAAAGGTACATGCAATGGCAGCGTCTGATGACTTCTTGCGTGAAATCGAAGAAAGCAGCGCGGCAAACAAAAACAAAAGATGGCTAAGTCAGGGCGCAAGCGACAAGCAAAAGCAACTGCTACGCGCACAAGGCATTGAGGTTAGCCCAATGGACTTCTCTTGGACAAAGTATAGGGCCAACTGCACCCTTAACTATTTCTGGAATAAAAAGGTCATTGATCACGAATATAAAAAAGCAGAAGCAAAGGTGCGGGTACAATGAAACGTGAAGAAATTCTTAACAAAGCCGAACAACTTGTGAATGGGCAACGAGCCGAAGACTACGGTGATGCATACGAAAATCACTTCAGAATTGCAGAGGGATGGAACATTATCCTGCGCAGCGCACTTCTAACGCACGGGGAAATCACCCCCATGCATGTTGCTTTAATGATGGACTGGTTGAAAACTTCGCGTATCCTAAACACCATAGACCACGAAGACTCGTGGGTTGATAAAGCCGCGTATTCCAGCTTAGGCGGGGAATTTGCGGAGAAGGGATGACGATGCCTCGCTTTGAAATGTATCTCATGTTCGCAGAGAAAGAAGATAATAACGTCGAGACTTCTGAATATGAGATGGTCTGCTGGGTCAACGACCCATCAAACATGATCGAAGTGCAAAGCGCAGCGAACGAAGTGATCCAAGATCATATTGAAGAAGCTGAAAAAGAAGTCTTGTTTGGCACTGCGACTGTCATGATAGAGGGGCAAGAAGTTTTAAACATTGGCTTCAGAAACAAAGATGCCGACCCGGAGCTAATCAACGAAGTCATAGAATTGTTCGGGTCAACGGAGGAAACAAGACATTGACAGTACCACCACCACCAAAGCCAATCGACGAATTGGCGCACATATTAGGCAAGTTCGGTTGGGACACGCGCTTCTCTGACTTAACAGAGGATCAAGTTCATACACTGATATTTGGAATACAGGAAGCACAACGTCTAGCAGCGGAGATAAACATTGGAAACCTCGAAGAAACCTACTTTAAGTCAACAGGCACTTGGCCCTCTACTTCAATCCCATTCTAAGGTTGATCCCGTAGCAGAGGGCATAAAGGACGCTGTAGACAAGGCTATCGTTGCCAATAACAAAAAGCGCGAGCGGCGAAAGTATATTGGTGCATCCAGCATCGGTGATGAATGCAGACGTAAAATTCAGTATCGCTACCTTAATTATGCAACCGATCCCGACAAAGAATTTAGCGCGCGCACATTGCGCATCTTTCAGTTCGGTCATGAGATTGAAGATTACGCAGCGAAGTGGCTCAGAGACGCAGGCTTTGATCTGCGCACAGAAGATAAAGGCGGCGAGCAGTTTGGATTCTCTATCGCAGATGGAGAAATACGCGGTCATATAGATGGCGTGATATGCGATGGCCCAGTGGCTATGGAATATCCCGCTCTGTGGGAATGTAAATCAGCAAACGATAAAAAGTTTCAAGGCTTTGTTCGCCACGGGGTTGCAAAGGCAAATCCAACTTACGCCACACAAATCGCACTCTATCAGACGTATATGGACCTTAACAGACATCCTGCTCTATTTACGGTTGTAAACAAAAACACCTCTGAAGTGTATTATGAGCTAGTGCCATATGATGCCAAGCTCGCGCAAGAGGCGAGTGACCGTGCTGTGGACATCTTGACGGCTGCAAAAGCGGGTGACATTCTACCTCGTATCTCACAAAGCAAAGATTTTTTCCTATGCAAGTGGTGCGAGTTTAGGGAAACATGTTGGAAAGAGTAAAAGGATATGGGGCCGCGTGTGGAAGTGCGACCCCATATCTAGTGGATAGTTTGGGTATGAGGACAAGATAATGAATATAAAAAGATTTGGCAATACTTCAAAGGATGTAGCAAAGCTGATTTCAAGCGAAGTGCCAAGGCATATTCAACTCAGTACGCTGATCGAAACTTACCCCGAAGGCATTCGGCGCGGTAATGATTTTATGCTCGGCTCACTGCGGGGAGAAAGAGGCCAATCTCTACGAATTAACATCGACATAAACAGCCCGTGGTTCCTAAACGGCAAAGATTTTGAGTCAGGCGATGGTGTTGGTGGGATTAGCAAAATACTAAAAGAAGGCAGGGGTTGGTCAATTGAAGAAACAGCAGAATACTTTCAAGATCATTTACCCCAACGGTTTATGCCAGCACCCGAAAACATTATTAAGCCGAACAATCCTCAAAACTTTCAGGTCACAAACACAACTGCCGGGTTTCAGCAACCCGAACAAAAGCCTGTGAAACCTACTATTGGACCGGGAACGCCATTCGAAAGCGAATATACATATACGGATGAAAACGGTGAGGTTCTTGTAACTGTCAGAAAGTATTTCGACAAAAACGAGACAGGCGATGTTATCTTAGATAGCACAGGTAAGCCCAAGAAGCAGTTCCGTCAGTTTATGAACGGGCGGCAGGGCATCCCAGAGCCTCGGCCTCTCTATAATATCCCGAACATTTTAACCTCAGATACAGTAATCTGGGTAGAAGGCGAAAAGTGCGCAGATGCTCTTAGCCAGCTAGGATACGCCGCAACTTGCACCATAGGTGGCTCTGGCATGCTGTCAGAAAACACCGCATCCAAGTTCGACTTTACGCCACTGCGAAACAAAAACGTAATCCTATGGCCCGATAATGACGCTGCTGGCAAAAGACTGGCAGGCATTGTCGAAGCACAAGCTAAAGAAGCTGGAGCAAAATCAACTTTGATGCTGCAAATCCCAGCGAGCAAAGAAGAAAAGTGGGACGCCGCGGATGCTATTGAGCAGGAGTTTAACGTAGACGCATTCATCAAATCGCACGAAAGCAAAGTCAAAAAGCCAATCTCGCTGCTAGATGATAGCCTGCTGATCGACAAATACTTCGTTGGCTCTGCACCCGAACAAAAGTTTTTAATTGGTGATACAATACCGCTAGGCGTGCCTGTCGTCTTCGCAGCTGCGGGTGATAGCGGAAAAGGCATGATGACCCTCGACCTCGCTATGAAAGTCGCCTCTGGCGCATCTATGCAAAACTCGTTCGGTGGCCTCGTAGCAGAACACGGGGATGCAATCATTCTGACTGCGGAAGATGACAAAGACGAAATGCACAGACGTATTTCGCGCCTCGACCCCAAAAGATACAGAGAGCATTACGACCATAAGCTGCGCATTCTGCCATTACCAAACCTTGGTGGCGTATTTCCTGTCATGCAGAAGATCGACAACTCATATGAAATGGGAGCAGAGTTTGCTCGCGTTTACGAACAGATGCTAACAATGACACGGCTCAAGCTGATCATAATCGACCCGCTCGCATCTTTTGTCCACGCAGATGTAAACGCTGATCCCGCCGCTGGCGCTGCCTTCATGGGCATGCTCGCACAGATGGCTACCGAAACTGGCGCAACTGTTATGGTCAACCACCACATGGCAAAGATTAAAGATGACAAGCCAATCAAAACACCAGAGGAAGCGCGGAACGCTATTCGTGGAACCTCCGCTATCGTTGATGGCGTGCGTGCGGCATTCGCCGTTTGGCCTGTTGCCGAAACCGTAGGACAGCAACGCTGCAAAGATTTAAACATTCCATATACGCGCAATGGAGTATTCGATGGCGCAGTCGTGAAATCAAACGGGCCAGCCAACAGAGACTTCAGACACTTCATTCGTAACCCGAACACAGGTTTGCTTGAAGATAGGTCACAAGATATAATCGCCGTTAAATTCTCACAAACAGTTCGCAACAGATTGGAGCTAGTATTTCAGTTTATTCAAGAACGCGAATTGTCAGGGCATCCAGTCACCAAAGGCGGCAATACAGATGGCCTCCACGAAATGGTTCGCATTGCACCAGAAGACGATATGACCGCGGCAAACCTACGCCTCATGAACCTAAGTGAAGAAACGTTTAAAAAAGACGTTACAAAGCTGCAAAATACAAATCGTATTGGACAGTTCAAAATCACCAGATCAGGGCCGAAAAAGTTCCTCGGCGTTGTGGGTGGAACACTACATAATAATGAACCAACTATTGACTGATGTGGGAGTATATGGTAATACTACCAAGTTCTAGTAAAAGGAGATCGTAATGATTAAAACGTTTGAACATCAAAAACCTACGCTTGAAGAAGCGCAGGAAATTGTCGGTGGATATGTAGAAATGGTTCACTCGCCAAACAATCCAGAAATCCAAATCCTTGTAAATGAGGAGGGACTTCTAACAGGATTACCATTTAATAAAGAAGCAACTGAGCTATGCGGAACAGGTATCGTAGGCAACGCTGTTATCTTAAAGGGTGATGCCAAATGGACGTAGAAACCGTCCAGATAATCGAAAGGATCAAGCGCCGTATGCATTGGATGAAGCATGACGCTACGGCGCGATCCGACCAAACCACCAAACAAAATGTAGAGGAGCTACAGGCTTTGTTCGATATACTGGAGAGAAAAATTGCTGACTGAAATGGAAAAGTATCAAGACTTGTACCGTCAGGCTTGGGAAGCACAAACAAAAAAAGATGTAGAAACAAACCCCAAACTCGCAGGAATGGTCAATAATAAAAAAACACAGAAGCAAATAAATGACCGATTAAAAGCACAGCAAAACGGCAAGACAGGTGGAAGACCAAAACTTGCACTGACAAAAGACGCTGAAATGCTAAACAAACTTTTAAAAAAAGAATTGTCTTTAAAAGACGCGGCTGACATCATGGGGCTAACCATGCAATCACTGAGTCAAATTAAATCAAGATACAATTTACCGCGCCATGAATCTAATTAAGCTACAAGAATCAGGCGAATTCCAAAAAAGACTTGATGCAAATCAGTGCATCAAGTGCTGCATTCCTCTCAAAAAAGTAAGCGAATCAGAACGCAAGTGCGAAACTTGCAAGCTAACCATCAGAGATTAAAACATACCTGCTGTCTGCTGCTGCTGACCGTAACCCGTAAAATTGTTCGGAATACCGCCACCAAATCCATTAGATATACTGCCGCCCTGCTGGAAAGGCTGCTGCTGCGGTGCATATGGGTTCGGCATCTGACCATAGTTACCATAACCACTCGGCTGCTGATAACCCCCGTAACCCTGTTGAGGCTGCTGATACATGTTGTTGTATTGAGGCTGCTGTTGCATGATGTTAGGCGGATTTGGATCAGCATAAGCTCCCGCAATAGGACGCATATTAGCGTCATAAAGTTGATTCGGGTTTTGACTAAGTGTGTAGGATGGCTGACCACCACCAAAGCTCGGCGGTCTGATGTTCATTCCGCTGCTGTAAGGATTTGGCCTGTTATATGATGGCTGCTGATATGGATTAGGACGGCTGTAAGATGGCTGCGAATACGGTGTCGGTCTGCCGAAATTACTGTATGGAGACATGCCGTAAGGATTTGCCGCGCCAAGGCCATAGCCCATCATAGGACGACCACCAAAGCCTCCACCATAACCACCGCCAAAGCCCCCAAACATAGGTGGACGCATCGGAAACCCACCAAACATACCCATGCCCATCGGATTCATCATGCCAAGACCCATGCCCATAAATGGATTCATCGGACGGCGACCGCCAAAACCAAACGGACGGCGCATAGGGCGCTGATACATGTTCGGGTTTCCGTTAAAAGGAAGGTTCGGGTTAGGGCGATAAGGTAAGTTCGGACGAAAGTTCGGGTTAGGCGGTCTGTTGCCGGGGACGTTCGGGCCGCGAGGATCAAGCATGCCCGTTGCATCTTTAAAGATTGGATTCAAAAGCTCACCAGCGCCCGGTTGATCGCTGATTCCAAGATATCCCCCAATGCCATTTCCACCCGTATAACTGTTCGGCTTACCTTGCTTCATAAACTCGTCAAAGCCAATCTCACCGGGGCGAACCTCCATTGTACTGACGCCACTTGTTCCAAATGTTGGACGAATAGACTGACGATACTTCAAGAAATCTAAACGATCTTGATTAATGTCGCCTTGGTTTTGCGTAATATACATCAACGCATCATTTTCAGCTTTAGATTTTACGTCTCTCGACATCATACGACCTCGCGCCGTTTGCAGGCGCTCTTCGGGCGTAGAGTAATCATTCATGTAGCTCGTAAGAATGTCCATCATTCCACGCTCTGATAGCCGCTTAAAATTACCGCCTGCGACTCCCTCTATCGGATTTGGCAACGGGGTGGTTCTTCTCGGATCGTTTATAAAAAATCCATCTGAAAGAACGCGGTCCATCGGACCTTGCGACCGACTTCCGTAGCCGTCATTGCCTAAGCCTGTAAACCCTTCGAACCTAGTTCCCTTATAAGGATCAACCCGTTCACGATTAGGGACTAATGCCGCTGCCGCCTCCAGTTCCGCCTGTGGACCCATCTGCGTAGGACCGCGATATCCGTTGTCTATCGGCTGCGCTACCTTTCTAATAGAATTCGCAAAAGGGGAATTTTGTAGTGCGCCTAATATACCTTGAGGGACAGCCATAATGTTCTCCAAACAAAACTTGTTCGGATTGTATCACCGCTTTGCCGCTAAATCAACTCTGCGCTCACCCATGTAAGCATCAACAACCATCAACAAAAAAATCGGCAAATCATCCGAGTGCAAACCTAACCCGAACAAAAGCTCGCAAACCAAATTACGCGAATCAGATAAAGAAACATTTTCAGGAAGCTGCTGGAGAAGATCATCAATAATCTCCTCCACACGCTCTGGCGTTAATGGCTCAGAACTTCGGCTCATACACCACGCCCGCCTTATCCAACTCCTTAAAATACTCCAACTCTCGCGCTAAATACGCAAGCCTCGGATCATCATTCCACTCCGCGTCATCACACTCACGCTGCAAACGACTAACCTGTGCACCCACGTTCCAAAGTCGATCATCCATCATTGCCCAAACCCTCTGGCCTAAGTCGCGGCCTAACCACTTCATTCGATGCCTTCTCCGTAACATAACATGACATCATAATGTCATTGCCATACAAATCATACAAGCGATCATAAATAGGCTGCGCAACATCCTCGTTCAAAACCTCCTGACAATGACGCTCACTCTCAAACCAAATGCTCGCCCTCATCTGATGGCCCTGCAACTTATACTCAATGATTAAAGCCGTGAAAAACTCAAGCATAATCAATCCCCAACTTCTCCATCCAATTCTGTAATGTCTGGTAATTCTTCAAGCCAAGCAACTTAGACGCCTCGCTGACGTTCTTAGATCGGGCCAACGCACGCTCAACATAATCAACCTTGATCCTGTCAATCGCAGCAGTCACATCAAAATCATCAGGATCAACAGACACTTGTTCGGGTAATGTCGGAGGATTAGCCTGACGCCAATCCTCGTTTACCTGCAAGTTATGATCAATCTCATCAACGAAACTCAACAAATCACTCTCGGTAACAATGCCGTTCAACCTATCCCGAACATAATGCATGCACATCGTATCATCTACCATCACCAACGCTCCCCAAATACCTTGCGAAATACCTCGTCAAGAATCTTGTCCATATCTTTCTCACTCATCATCAACCTCTAACTCACCGTAACCAAAACAATTCTCACAATCACCCATCACCGTATCAATGTAACCAATGTCGCGGTGAAAGTTATGGGGTCGGGGGCGCTCATACTCAACGCGCCCCTCTCCTTCACAATCGGGGCAAACAACTACGCCCATGACATAACAACCCCAACCAATACCGCGCCAAGCGTAAAGCCTAGCGCCGTCCACTTAATGCGATTGAACTCATCATCAGGAACATCCAGCAACTCAACCAACTGCTGCTCTGGTGTCGGCTTAACCTTCGGGCCACTCGGACCAGCCTGCCCCAACTGCTTGCGCATGTTATGCAACTTAACATTCAAAGCCTGCGGATCACGGCCCAACTTCTCCGCAATATCAATCGGGTTAATGCCCTTGCTCGTCATGTTTAAAATCATATTAACTTCTTCAATTGTATAGCGTTTCATGGGAACTCCTCTATTAGCTAGACATGACCCATATTATCCCACATAAAATAAATTGTCAATAAAAAAATTTATATAAAAAAACCCCCGATGCAAAAAACTCTGGAGAAGTAGCATCGAGGGCGAGTCTAGTATTGAGGCAGATCGGGAACAGGCGTTGTCCCGTCTGTCCATAATCTATAGCATGGGAATACTTGGGACGCAACAGAAAAATGCAGAGTTAGTGCAAAAAAAACTGGTCGAATTATGCGCCTACATAAGTATCGACAGAAGCGGCAACGTGGGGATTGGGACGGGATACCCAAAGCAAACAAATGTTCGGGTTAATCAACAACTCGAAGCAAATGCGTATCGACAGCAGTGGAAACTTGTTGGTAGGTCGCACAAAAAAAACCCGCGAAAACCGCGGGTAAATCGTGAGCCTTTTTGCGTCATACTCAGGACGCGAGAAAAAACCTATTCGGTTTCGTACTTCTCTTGTTGGTAATCACTCCACAAGGCGAACAACTTCTTAAAAGCGTCCTTCGCCTCGTCGTCACTATCGCAATAGGGACGCAAAATATCAAGCGCCTCGTTCGGAATTTCACCGTCTTTTAAATCATCAGCCATCACATCCACCCCATTGATACAGATAAAATCCAAAGTAAAACCAGAGCGACAGAAGCCGCTCCGATTAACCAATCTTGCCAGTCGCCCCAGTCCATCCTACCAACTCCCGACATATTCAACAGAACGCCAATGACCACCGTCAAGCCAATTCGCCGCCTCGCGCAACGTGCTAACCGTCTTGCGAACCTGCTCTGGTTCTCGGTGATACGCATAAACCTCCGCGTAACTAGGCATATATTCCAAATCATCAGGGTCAACTAACTTACCATCAGCAACAGCCTTGCCAATGTCGCGCAAATCATCACTCTCAAGATAAATTCTCCTGCCCTCAGAGTGATAATGCGCCTCAATGTAATTATGCAAAGCCCAATGCTTGCGCCAATAACCAAGCGAAAGACGCTGGCTCTCAACCTCGTAACCATCAACCAACTCTCGCGGCTCGTCACCGCTAGACGGCACGAACTTGTCACCCGTTAAATACATATCTAAACCCATCACGCTTCCTCCTCTACAGTAATTTCAACATCGTAGGTGTCTTCCCCGCGCTGGTCTTCATCCCAGATGCGATCTTCAGCAGCGATGCGCCGTGCCTCCTCTTCTGTTTCGGCTTCGTCCTCGTCGATGTAGAAAACGTTTCGCTGCTCAACTACTACCCTGTACCTTTTCATCACGCTGCCCTCTCTGCATCTGTTAAAGCCGCTCGCAAATACCAATCATCAAGACCGAAATCACGATAACCCTCAGCGATCATATTGTAATAATGACCGCTCGGCTGGCCCAAATCATTCTTGTTGCCGTTCATATCGTAAATCAACCAAGCACCATTGATCTTGCGCCGATCATATAAAGTCGGATAACCCTCCAACCGATCCAACGCACGCAAGCAATCATGCGTGATTTCCCACGCAACGACAGGCAAAACCATGTCGCTATCATGCCGAAAATCAGCAACACCACGAAAAACCAAACGGTGATCAGGTAAATAAAAACCGCCCATAGGCTTGGCCCTCGGACATCGAACCGCCATAGCCTCGCGGTTCATGTTCATTCCATATGCTAGATAATACATATCTTCTCCTTTGCTAGAAAATGGGGGCTTTGCGCCCCCACCATTATTTTGTGCGCCAAACTCGCCACGATTTATTATCGTCTCGAATTCTAACCGCAGTTTTTCCCTTGTGAATGCGCTTGATTGCAGCGCGTAAGGAAATTGCGTGATGCTCAGTGTCAATGACAACGCTGTCACCTACTGCCATTTCACGCGCCAAAGTAACCCACTTGCCGTGGGTGTGCTTCATGGGGATTGGAACCCCTTTTTCGATTTTATGGGTGATGGTATCACTCCCTTGTGAAGTTTCTTCGCTAATAACTTTTAGCATCTCATCATCTCCTTTTGTTCGGGTTGCGAAAGCGCAGCCTAAGCCGCGCTCTCCTTTAAGTATTCGCGCACATCGTCCTCAATCAGATCAAGCGCGTCTGCAATCAGGTGATCAGTCAACTCGTTCAGCGTCTCGCGTTCAACTGTGTCAACAATAACCTTTTGAGCGTAATTGTGCGAACAACCCGCATCGTGCGCCGTGTACCGCACAAATTGGCTAATCACCCAGCCACGGATTTTAGCCTCTAACTTCGCGCCCACGCCGTAGCGGTTTAATGACTGGTGCAGATATGTGATATTATCGCGGTAATGATCCTCGCCCAAATATGAACCGTCCAACCAGCAGCGGAAGAATCGACGCGTTGCGTGATTGCTATCCAATAAGTCGCCCTCTAAATCGCGGATAATGCGGGTTTTGATGTTGTCTGTCGTCATGGCCTTCGCCCTCCTCATTTACTAGACATCCCATATATACCCACGCCATATGCCCCAGTCAATAGAAAAGATAAGTTTTTTTATCTTTTTTTGGGCCATTGATTTTAAACGATAATTTACGGTAAACGATTTTACAGTATTTTTTACCGTTTACCGTAATACTGTAAATTTATCAACAAAATCAACGGGTTAAGTTTTTACAGTATTTACGGTCAATCTGCGAATTTACCGTAAATTATTGTTTAAAATCAAAGGTTTATTTACGGTAAAAACCCTACCCCCTATAGGGGGGGATATACAAATCCCCCAACTATTACTTTTAACGCGCCGCGTACCGTTCGTTTTAGGTGTGGGAAATCTTGGGCGCTTTTGGGCTTGCGCAGTAGCCCCAGCAGCGGTATTCTGTAACAACGTAATAAGTAGATAAATTATTCGGGTTGCACAGCAGATGCCTAAAGTCGGTGAACAAATAGCCAAAGGGGAAAAACGACTCACCCCACCGCAGCAAAAGTTTCTGGATAACTACATCCACAAAGACATGACGCAAACCGCAGCAGCACGAGCAGCAGGATACAAAAACCCAAACGTATCAGCCGTGCAGCTTCTCAATCATCCAAGAGTCAAAGAACGCATGGAAGAAATGCGGCAGGAACTCGAAAGCAAATACGGAGTGTCTGTAACCAAATCTGTTCGGGATATGCAACGCCTCAGAGATGAAGCATGGCAAGCAGGGAACTTCGGAGCAGCAATCAAAGCAGAGGAACTACGCCTAAAGGTAACTGGCCTAATGGTCGCCCGTAGCCATGTAACACACGAACACGTTGACAACCTCAGCAGAGAACAAATCGTCGAACAACTCCAAGAATTTATGGATCGTGCTAAAAATAGAATGATCGACGTAACACCAACAGAAAATCCCACAGAATCCGAACAAATCCCTATAACGGATTGTAGCGGCGAAGCCGCGGAATAACGGCTGCGCCCCGTGCGGGGGTCGGGACGGGGCCTCAGCCCCCCAGAATCGGGCCGTCAGGTGGGGTTGTGTCAGTCATCGGGTTCGGGGTGCCCAAAATTGTTCGGGTTACTCCTCGGGCTTCTCAGCGCCTCTCACAATATACACGCATTTTCGCACGGAATCGGGCCGGGGGCAACTTTCCGGGAGCAACAACCCGATAAATTGTTCGGGATCGGGTTCCGGGTGGTCGGGTTTGCCGGGGCCGGGGTCGGGATTCCGCCGGGGGTATATACCCGAACAATTGTTCGTTACCGAACCGTTACCCGGAGCAGACTCTCCCGGCACTGGAACTGTCCCCCGGCAATATAACCCGAACAATTGTTCGAACCGGGTGAGAGTCGTCCCGGTAAACTTTTTTTATTTTTCTTGTTGACATCCCTGACCAGGTGGGATATTGTGGGATTGTCTAGTATAGAGGAGAAGTAAAATGAAACACTGGGAAGTAGAGCACAACGGCGAGTATCTTCGCATTGAATGGAACGAGTCAGCGACATTTAATTTGCAAACACCAGTAGGTGGGCAGTGGGTAGATTATCACTGCTTCACTTGTTACGGGATTGATAGCGAGCAAGAAGCACTTGAGCACGCTATGGAAGTTTTAGAGGAGGCGGAGTAATGGAAACGATCACACTGGAGTTACCTGATCACTGGGCAACCGCACTGTTTTACGATGACACGAGCGGGTTCGAGTATGAAGACGACACGCAGTTTCAAGCCTTTTGCGACTGGGCAGTTAAAAACTACGGGACGAGCGAACCAGTAGACAAAGAAGAAGAAGGACACTTCGCAACGTATCACGATGCAAGACAGTTTGGTGTTCTTGCTTGCAACGTCAGCACTTACACTTTCTTGGTCGGGAGCGGCAACCCAAAAACTAGCGCAATGACAGCACTTGCGCACACAATGAAATAAACAATCGGGCTTGACCCTTCGGGGTCGGGCCTATCGGGATCGGGGTCGTCGGGATCGGGATCGGGGTATATATACTATATCAATAGAATATATATACACATATATATACACATATATATACGCAGGATCGCGCGTTCTCTATAAATATAAAAAAACCGATTTTTGGCGCGTCAATTTTGGCGCGTTTTTTTGTGCCGCGGCGTTGGTCAAAACCATAACCCGAACAATTGTTTCACATAATCCCACAAAACCCCTTGTTTTATGGGATAAAACCATGCTAAAAGACCTTATCGGCAACGCTTTTGTTGACGATATCTAGAAAAAAGGAAGCAAAATCAATGACTTACCATCTTACAAGCGGCATAGAAATCGAAACGACTGGCGTCCCAATTCCGCGCATTCAAAATGAATTCGACGTTCGCGGCATCAAGGGATGCAAAGTCGTGCCAGATGGCACGCCAACAGTAGACGCTGAAATCGTGACGCCAGTTTATGGCGACTGCCAAGTTGCATATGAACATCTGAAATCAATTTGCGATGCGCTTGAATATTTGGGTTGTCGTGTCAATTCACGTTGCGGCTTGCACGTTCACATTGGCAACGCGCCGTTGTCAGATGAAGCAACGCCGTCTCAATTCACTGGTTCAAGCATTGCGCATTCAGAGCGCACCGGCCGCTTTTACAGTAACCATGGCGATGCATTCGACGCCGTTATCGTTAAGGACATCATGATGCGCTACACGCGCCAGCAAGCAACATTCAACGGCATTAATTCAATGTTGCCATCATCACGCCATAATAACCGCATGTGTTACCCGCTGGACGTTGCACGCATTGAAAACGCTAACACCATATCAGAATTGGCAAGCGCAACGCATGGCAAGTTTTCAAGCATTAATCTTGAACCATGGACGCGGCATGGCACGATTGAATTTCGCCAACACAGCGGCACAATCGAAGTCGATAAAATTTGGAATTGGGTCATGTTTCTCAATAACCTTGTGAAACACACTCTTGAAAATCGCGTCACTAGCGGCACGCGAACAATTGTTACCGATACACCAGAACAGCCATTCAGACGCGGTGCACGCGTTGGCGTTCAGTATAGCATGATGCGTTCAGACAACGGCGCTACAACGCAAGAGATCATGGACGCCACAGGCTGTTCAGAACAGCGCGTTCGCGCCGCGGTGTCTGAAATCAGAAACCGCATTGGCGATGCTGGTGTGATCACTAGCACGCAACAAGCGAACGGCGCGCGTTATGGTGACGGCACAAATCACACGGCGTATCGCGTGCCGTTCACATTCGAGACGCAATCAAGCGGCGTCACATTGTTACCCGATAACAGCATAGGCAACGCGTCCATATGGGCGGGTATATCGGACGATATGTTTGCATGGTGGCAGGATCGAATACAAACACTGGCGCGATAGCGCCAGAAACATACGCCACAGCCACAGAGAACCCCGCCTAGTGTGGGGTTTTTTGTTTTCCGCAGGTACCCTAGCTAACCCGAACAATTGTGCTAAAATCGGGGGATATGGGGCCTATGCCCCCCCCTATATGTCAGAGCGTGTCGGGCAGCGCCCTACACACTGTTCCCCACGAACAATCACTATTGAAAACCTTTTTACTGCGTATGGGACCCATAGGGGGTCGAAAAAATTTTTTAAAAAAATCTCCATTGACGGGTCCCTTATCTTCCCATACCCTACCACACGAAGTGGAGTGAGGGGGAGAATTTTGTCATACATTGTTTTTGGTTATGATAGAAATGAGAAGAAGCCGGACCGTCAGACGTTTGGTTCACTTTTTCCTATGGTTGCGGATGGGTTTTACTCAGATATTGAGGATGCTAAGTCTTCTATGGATTACTTTCGGGAGCTTCATCCTGCTTTAAATTTTTGTGTATTGGAGGCTATGAAGGTGGATGCCTAGATACCGATTGAAGTATGGTTTTGACGTTGAGTTTGATGCGCAGGGTGCTGGTGAGGTTGTTCCTATGATACAGTCTGGTCATCGTATTGGTGGTTGTGAGGATGAGCGTCGATTTTGTCGTAGGATGGCGATAGAGTTGTGTGAGTGGAATGGTGGGAATTATTATTATCATAGCCGTGATGCGTTAGCTGGTAGTATGATTAAGAACGGATTATTAGAGGTGATTGATTAAATCGTGATTTCTTGTTAGGGTTTGTTTTATTAACAGGAGATTTTTGATGGTAGCTGTAAAATCTATGCCGATGGGTGGTATGCCTGCACCGATGGGTCCTCCGATGGGGGGTCAGATGGGGCCACCTCCTGCTGCTCCAGTTCAGATGCCTAATATGGGTCCACCTATGGCTCCTCCCCCTCCACCACAGATGCCGGGTCAGGTTTCTTCTCAGCAGCAACAGCAGTCTGGCAGTAGTGTTTATGGTGGTAGTGCGGTTGGTCGTGCGAATTTGAAGAATTACATGGCTGGACGTAAGCAGCAATTTATGGCGAGTCAGCAGTTACAGCAGCAGCGTCAGATGCCTGTTCCTCCTGTTGCGCCTATGAGTTTTGGTCAGCGCGGTGGCTTGCCGATGGGTTCTATGGGTCCGATGCCGATGCAGGGTGGTTCTATGATGGGTTCTATGGTTGGTCCGGGTCGCATGATTGGAGACAATGCGAGTGTTGGTAGTGCTCCTGTTCAGATGATGGGTGGTGGTGTTGTTCCGTTATTTAGGGGCTTGGGTCGTTACTGATGTTGGAGGATGCTGTAAAGTTGTGGACTACGACTTCGCCTTACAGTGAATTTCGATCAGCGACGATATCGTGGCGTTTATTGCCTGCGATTTTGCATAATCAGATACGTTTATTTTATCGTGATGGTGAGTGTGTTGGTTTAATTACTTGGGCTTTTATGACGCGTGATGAGTTTGAGAGCCGAGATTACAGTGGTGAGGAGATTTTTTCTCGTGATAGCGGTGATGTTATGGTTTTTGTTGATATGATTGCGCCGCGTGGTCGAAGTGATGTATTGTGGATGTGCAGAGAGATGCGCAAGCAATTTATTACTCAGTATCCTGAAGTGAGGGAAGTTTTGGCGCATAGAGGCAAACGAAGCGGGTCTTTCCCGAATAAAGGTGTATGGCATGAAAACGCTGCTTGATTTATTAGGTATTAACCCTTTGCGTCCGAACGTTACGTTTGGCGGTGATGACAGTGGTGGGGGCGGCGGCGGCGGTTCTGATGACAGTAGCAGCAGCAGTACGCCTGCGCCTGCGGCGACTACGGCTGTACCTACATTTGATACCTATTACGATGCGATTGATGCTGGTTATGGTGGTCAGGAGGTTAGCATTGGAGGTCAGAATGTTATAGCGGCGACTGCTGATGGTTATACTGGTAGCGGTAGTGGTGTTGACACGAGTTTTGCTGACAGTGTTTTGGCAGACACGAGTTCTTATATGCCTCCTTCGTCTTCTACTCCTGCTTCATCATCATCATCTGATAATGATTACAATGCGTTTCAGGATACTTACGCGGCACAGAGTGCGGCGGCTGATGTTGATCCATATGGAGCGAGTACGGCTGATGGTTTTGTTACTTCTGGTGGTATGGGTGTAGATGTTGTTTCTAGTGGTGTAGAGGGTGTTGATCCTCTTTATGTTGGTTATGATCCATCTGGAGATACTGGTGTAGGTTTGA